GATGGGTCCTTCGCAAAGAGATGAGGGAGCAAGCCGTGGATTTGAAGGTGCAATAAATAGATCTCGTAGAGGTCGTAGAGGCGGACGAAGAGGTGGTGGAAGACCTCCAATGTTTGGTGGAGATCCAAGAAGAGGAGATCCAAGAAGAGGAGAATCTTACAGAAGAGGTGGAGGAGATCCAAGAAGAGGTGGAGGAAGACCTCCATTTACAGGAGGATCTAATTCCCAATATGAAACCAATTCAAAATTTAGAGGACTTATAGATGGACTTCTGAAATATAAAGGAAAGAGATAACTATTATGACTAAAGGTAAAATGCCTCCACAGCTTGTGGAATACTTCAAAAAGAAAGAAGCTAAAAAAAATGACGGTACAGAAATGTCCGATAAAGAAAAACGGAAAGCTGCTTTAGAAAAAGCTAAGAAGTATAAAGAGCAAAAAAAAACAAAGTAAATAAATCTCCTGGAGAATGTAATACTTGTAATCATCCTGAAATTCAAAAACATCCTGCAGAGATTGATAATGCAGGTAGACATGTTTAAAATAATTTATTAGTTATTATTAAAGTAATAGTTTGATTATTTCTTGTGCCTTCCTATACCCATCTTGCATATAGACGTAATGCAAAGGCAGCTGCACGTAATCAACAAATTAAGAAACCAAAGAACGAAGAATCTTTAAAAAAGGCTAGAGAAGATTTTGGATTTTTTTGTGATTATGTAGCTGATAAACCTCCTGCAATACATCACAAAGAATGGAATCGTAGGTTTATTACGAATGAAGATAGTAGTTGTTTAATTAAAATTGCAGGACCGAATGTAGACTTACTTGCTCCTCGTGGATCTGCTAAATCTACAGTCCTTGGTTTACTAACTGCATGGGCTATTGGTATCCATACACAAGCTGGATTACCATTACAAATCCTCTATCTTTCATACACTGTTGATATTGCTAGATCTAAATCAGCAACCATTAAACGTATTATTGAAAGTAAAAGATACCAAGAAGTATTCCCTAAAGTACGACTACTTAAAAATGTAACAAGTAATGAGTACTGGTCTATCGATCATAAATTTGCAGGTATAGATACCACTGGTGAAGAACAATTTACTCTTTGCGCTGCAGGACTAAAAGGTTCTGTTACATCTAAGCGTTCTCATCTAGTCATGATTGATGACGCTATAAAATCAGCTGCTGATATCGCCAACCCTGATATTCGTAAAACAATGCAGGAAAATTGGAATGCAGTTATCGCTCCGACTATGTTTGAAGGGGGTCGGGCCATTTGTCTTGGAACCCGTTTTAGGCATGACGATATTCATTCCACCACCTTTAACGAACAAAATAATTGGATCCAAATCGTTCTCTCCGCTATACAAAATAATCCTAAGACAGGTGAAGAAGAATCGTACTGGCCTGAGATGTGGTCCCTTGAATACCTTAAAGAAAAAAAACGGCAATCTCCGATTGCCTTCTCCTTTCAGTATATGAATCAAGTCGTCCGACAGAACGAGTTGTCCCTTGCACCTGAGTTAATAGTAAAGGCAGAAATCGCAACTGAATTTGATACACTCGGAGTAGGGGTTGACCTGTCAGCGGGTATAAGAGAAAAGAATGATTACACAGTAATGGTACTGGGGGGAAGGATTGATGATCGAATACATATCATTGATTACAGAAGGATACGTGTAATGGGTAATTTAGAAAAATTAGATGCATTAAAAGAGCTATTGAATGATTGGTCAGTTATAGGTGTAGATCAGTCGGGTAATTATTATCCAACACATTCAACATGTGATGTTTGGTCTGAAGCTGTTCAGTATCAAGCATCATTAGAAGCAGATTTTAAACGTATCTGTTTACAGAATGAAAGTCTATATAATTTAATTTGGCATCCAGTTAAAGGTTTCCGTGGAGATAAGCTTGCTAGATTCCGTGGAATTATGGGTATGTTTGAAGATAGAAAAATTATATTTAACCGCTATAGAAACTTTACAAATATGTTTGAAGAACTTACTAACTTTGGTGTCAGTGGTCATGACGATTGTGTGGATGCATTAGTTTGGTTAGTTACAGGATTAATGAAGAAAGGTCATCTTCAATTGGACTTCTAGTTTTAGAATAAAGAAAAAGATAGTCCTGTGGGAACTGAATTCATACCACTTTTATTGACTGCCATTATCTCTTCTATAACAGGAGGAGGTTGGATAGCAAGTAAAGTTTTAGATAGACATCGTGAACGACTGAAAGATACGATGCAAACAGTAGAGTTTCAAAGATCTAGAATCAATAGTTTAGAAGAGCATGTAAATCGTATGCCTTTGGAATATGTATTAAAAGCTGATTTTGTTAGAGAAATGAGAGATATGAATGATCACTTTAGAGCAATCCATGACAAGCTTGATAAGCTGGTAGAAAAGCTTATAACCAAATGAATTACGTACTGGAAGTAGAAGAAAATAATTTCTATAATTCTACTGATTTATGTGTTAGTTTTCCTATTGAATTAACTGAAGAATTAAATTGGAATAGAGGAGATATTATTCAATGGGATATCAAAGGTAATGGTATTGTTTTAACTAAATTAAATGCACCGAATGAATATGAAGTACACGAAGAGTAAAATAATCATAATAAATACTAGATATTATGTATGCAAAAAATAAAGCTGGTCTTTCTTTTCAAAACCTTTTAGGAAGTAGCAACCTTAAAGGTTCTATCATGAGTGATCCTTCTAGTTTTAAAACGTCACAGATAGGTTCAACAGATGCTGAACGTAGAAAAGTTTTACAAGAAATCATCAATACCCCTGGTTATGATCCTGCATCCGTTATTGAAGCTCAAAGACAATGGTTAAGAATGGAACAGGGGTTATCCCCATTTCCCAGAGTTTAGAAGAGTAAAATAGAAATATATTACTGGTAATAAAGATGTTTTACGGTGGTGAATCAAACGTACCTGGTGCTCCTGGTCAGAATCCTCATGTCTTTAATCCCAATGCACATGTCGTAGGTCCTATTCATAGTTATAATCCAAATGCAAATACTACAGGTGCTCCTGTTGGATATACACCTCAACCAACTGGATTCATGAATTTACCAGGAGCTGTAGGAAATATGGGAGCAATTGCAGCGAATCCAAGTTTTGATATTAATGAAAGTGCAGGAACAAGAAGAATTAGAGGAGTTAGAAATTTACAATCAGGAGGTGGTACAGCAGGAGAAAGAGATGCTGCTTCAAATTTATTGAGGAACATAACTAGTCCAATACAATTACCTAATTTTTAATGAAAACAAAAAAACTAGTTAAACAAGCATTAAAACAAACAAAGCTCTTTACTCCAGAAGATAGACTTTACTTTAAAAAGTGGTTAGTTTTAAAGAAGAAGAGCAAAACTGCTAAAATCAATAAAAGGAAAGAGGAACAAGATTAATGGCTACTGACGCTAAAGCCCGTCTTAGAGAAATTATTGATTCCTATCTCGAAAAAGATGGGGGAGCTTCCATCGACACAGGGATTGTAGCGTCACATTTAGCACAAATGAGACTCTTCGGTATTAGACAAGGAGTCGAATTCTTCCCTGCACAAGACAACTTTGGTAATCAAAGAAAAGATTTTATTGACAGAGTAATTAAATATAATCAACTCGAATCAAGATTAGATTCTATTTGGGACTATTTCTTATGTGATGGTCAGGGATTATTTTATATACGTCCTACACAAAATAACTATCGTTTATATTTTTTCCGCAAACATGAATATAGAAGTTATTACAGTGTAGATGGTGAACTAGATGAAGTAGTAATCATCTATAACTATAAAGTTAGAAAGTCATTGGGTGGTGAACAGCCTATTGCAGATTCTGCTTTAACAGGAAGTGATCCAAGTCAGCATCATGGTAAGAAACGTTATATACGTTTATCTATAAAGAGAAAGGTAATTACAGAGACTCATGCAGAACATGAGATTACTTTTGATGCACCTTACCCATCAATGCCAGGGAAGACGAAAGAATTTGCCAATAGTTTAGGCTTTATTCCTTGCGTAGAAATTTTCAATAACCCAAAAGGCTTTTCACACGAGGGTTCTGGTGAGTTTGATGCTTTAGCAAATCACATCTGTACTCATGATGAGATGATGTCTACCATGAGAAAGAATGTCACTTTCTTTGGTAATCCAACCTTACTTTCATCAAGACCTAAAACTGATCTTGTTGAATCAGGTGGAGACTCAAGTGTACAAAGACCTTCTATTGCAGCTAACTCAGGATTCGTAGGTGTTGGAGCACTTAGTTCTTCTCGTTATAAATCGGATCCAGTATCTCGTGGTGTTGATGGACAGATACGTGTGCCAAGAGTTATTGCAAACTTAGAACCTAATGATCGTGTTGGTTATATAGTTCCTGATGCAATTACTGGAGATCAGAATTCCTTCTCTCGTCAATATAGAGAAGAAATACGTACAGCTTTAGGTGGTGTTGATGAATTATCTATATCAGCAGGTGTAACAGCAACAGAATATAAATCCTTATTTGGACGTGTAGCTGCAACCTCTAAAAAGAAAGCAAAAGCTATTTATGACTATGGTTTAGCTCGTTGTCTTGAATTAATTCTTTTCCAAGAAGAAAGATTATTTAAGGATTCATTAGCAGCAGCAGCAGGTTTAGAAAGACCAATGGATTTACCTGATGGTGCAGGTGATGAGGAGAGAGGAGCTTATGAAGCTGCTATGGGAATGTATGAGGATCAAATAAAAAGATTAATGATTGCATGTTTACGTACAGAGCAGATACCACCAGGAGTTATAGGTTTAATACCTGATGGTGATGTAACAATGCAATGGAGATGGTTGGGGCCAGTATATGAAGACTCAACTCAGGATACGTTGAATAATTCGATTGTTGTTAGAAACCTTCAAGAATTAGGGGTAGATAGCATAGAAGCACTGAAATATCTCTTCCCGTCTAAGACGGATGAGGAAAGAGCAGCAATGCTTTCGGGTTTCCCATTCAGGATGGTGAACGAATTACAGAGTGCATACTCTCAATTCGCAAAGTTAGTGGGGGGAATGATGCAGACCCCGCACCCACAATCACCCGATCTACCTATGGCAGCAGATCCAAGATTGGATTTAACCCCATATCTGTATCGAACATTAGAAGCCCTTCAAAAGGAGATGAGTTATGCAGGACGCTACCGTCCAATCGACCCCACCGACGAGCCAAGCACCAGCAGCCGTCGCACCCAACAGCTACGTGGCGGCAGCTCCAGCAGCTCCACAAGCACAGGTCCAAGCAGC